ACGGCATACGAGATCGTCTTGTGACTGGAGTTCAGACGTGTGCTCTTCCGATCTTCCTCCAGCAAGTTTGATTGTCTCTGGAGTGAGCTTACTGAATCCTTGTAGGAGTTCGGTAGCCTGCTCAAGGCCTTTGTTGACGATCGGCAAAATCTGCTCACCTACGTTGGCTAATGCGAACTTGGCGTTATCTACGGCTGTGCTAAATCTACCTGATGCCGTTTGGCTCAAGCGCTCCATGGCGCCTGCCGCAAATCCTCCTTCCTCTGCGAATGACTTGAGAACGTCATTGAACTGCTGGACGCTGACAGCGCCTGCGCCTAGCTTGTCGGCAGGAAGGCCTGTAGCGTCTGCTAGCGCCTTGAAGATGGGCACGCCACGCTCTGCTAGCTGGTTCAGGTTCTCCAGCTCCACCTTACCCTTGGCGTTGACCTTGGCAAAGATGGCGGCTATCTCTTCAATGGTTACGCCTGACGTGGCCGCGATGTCACCAAGGAAACGAAGCTGGTCGTTGACCTCGCTGACCTTCGTGCCCGATGCGATAAGCTGACGGGCCGCGTTGGCTACGTTCTCAATTTGGAAGGGCGTAGATGCAGTAAATTCATTCAACTGCTTCATCATAGCAGCCGCCTGATCTACGCCTCCTGTGAGGCTTACAAATGACGCCTCTAGCTTCTCAAGGTCTGCCGCGCTCTTGACAGCTAACGCTCCAAGGCCAGCCAAGGGCACAGTGATGGCACGCGTCATGTTTTGACCTAGCTGTACAAGGTTGCCAGTCATCGAGCGCATCTCGCGCTGGACCCTGCCAAGCTGTTTGTTGAGGTCGCGAGTGTCCGCGCCTATGCGGACTATGAGGTCACCGAGTTTTGCCATTGCGTGCTAGTGCTCTTAAGATAGCCAATCCATCGCCCTTCGGCTTCTTTGACTGTTCGGTTTTTTCCCATGGAAAGACGGCCAAATCCATTGGTTGAATCTTACTGCCTTTCTTGGTGTGAACGTTTAATAACAATGCCGTCTGCCAACGTGTGCGCTCCCAGGCGCCACGGTCTACGTGTTCCTGAAACTCATAACGTCCGCGGACGGCATTGCCAAATTCTGAGAAGGTAAGGTCATAGAGACGGTCGGGATCTAGACCAAGGAGGCCTAGTCCCAGCCGTTCTATTTCGTACCATTCAAGAGCGCGTGACTCTCCGTCTCCACCTGTGTTTTTTTTTCTTGCTGGCCGCCCATGGCTTCCTCCACGACAGCAACAAGACCAGGTAGATCTGTGATTTCAATCATGCCCAAGAACTCGTCAACATCCATCTTGAACTGCATGCCTTGCTTTAGACAGCCCTCCTGCACGAAGTAGAACAGGAGTTCGGGCATCTTCGTGACGTCATCGGCATCGATGCCAGTCACCTTACACCCTGTGGCTTTCTCAAAGTTTTTCCAAGCCCGCATAGAAGCGCGCACTGGAAAGGTCTTGCCTTCTAAAGTAATTGTCATGCAGCTAATTTAGTTATGTTGGAATTACCTCGCGAACAATGGTGTCGTGGACTTCAACGGTGCAAGTGTAAGTACCGTTGTCTTCGGTGCCTCCGCTCAACTCCAAGCTCGTGATGTATCCAGAGACGTCGAAGCGCTCGTCGCCTGCGTTCTCCGTTCCGTCAGGAGCGTGAGTGAACAGCAGGTAGATCTTCGTGTCAGCCAACTGATAGCCGATAAGCTCGTTGTATCCGTTGGTGGCATCAGAAGCGTAGAGCGCGGTGAAGTTGATGGTGGCGCTTTTCAAGCCTGGCAACATCGCGCGGTAGCCGTTGTTGTTCTTCGTGGTGGTGTCACGCAAGTCGGTGGTGACGCTGATTGAACAATCCGTGAGGTTATCAATCAAGACTTCGCTGTCGTTAGTAGAGGACAGGAAGATGCGGAGGTCAGAGCCATTGATGACTCCAGTAGTTTCTGCCATGGTTATTTATTGGAGGGTTTGATGCGGTCTGCAATAATGAGGTTAATCAAAGTGTCGACATAGCCAAACACCTTGTTATCACTTTCGGTTGGCGTGAGATTCACGATAACCTTCACGAGGGCGAGAACGGCCAGCGTCAATTCGCCCCAGTTTTCAATCAAAAATTCTGTCATGAGTTGCGGTTTATGCGGATGGTACAATCTTGAACTGAGGCAAACAAGCTGCGGTCTTCTGTGACCTCAATAATCTCGTTTGTGTACTGTATGGAATTTACAACAATCGAGCCTTCTGCCACACTCACAGTCGTCCCAACACGCTCTAAAGCATCGCGTACTTTATCGGCACAGTCGTTGGCTTCCGAGTATGATCGTGCCACGCTGAGGATTTCAATGTTAGCCTCGTCAATGGGCGTGCCGTTCTTGGTCTGCGTGGGAGAATTTCCTAGGATGCTATAGACGATATAAGGCGTCTGTGCGCCTTCAATAGCCATCTCTGGATATATGCGTCCACTGACAATCGCATTGACGTCAGAGTCATTGACAAGCAAGGAGCGTATGGCGAGACCTACTTTCATTTTCTTATCAGATTGCCTACGTAACGTCCAAATTCTTTCTGAAGCAGGCGGTCGCGGAGCTTCATAGCGCGTTGCTGTGTAGCCCTCTTGCCGCGATTGAAGACGCCTGTGTTTACCGTCTTCTTCTTAATGCCAAAGCTATCACCACCTTCTACGATATGGGCGAACCATCCGTCTGACTTCTTTGCGACTCCGCGCTTCCTGCGTCCAATATTGTTGGTCAGCGGTCCTGAAAGGATACGTGGATTTGGTGGCGCAGGTTGATATGAGCCAACAGAGCGACGTAGCGTACCGGGCCTGATGACCTCGCCTCGCCCAGGCTTGTCCTTGCGCTGGATCACGATGTCGCGTGGAAAGTCTTTGATGTTGGCGCGAAGCCAAGTGTTGTAAACCTCACCCACGCGACGGTTTAGAGCCACAATTTGGTTTTCTGCTTCTATGCTCCACCGTGCCAGCGCTTCCAATCTTCTCTCAATCTTGTCGACACCCGTAATGATTAGAGTATCGCTCTGTTTTGAGAGCAAGTTAAATTGACGCCTCTGTTCGTCGTATGCCTGGCGTTTCGCCTTTGTTGCCCACGCCATTACTCGCTTACAATTCTGCGTGAAACAAAGTGAAGCTCACTGTTGCGACCTACTTCCTGAATGGCGAGAATCTCGTAGCTGTCAGAGCCGTACCTGATGGTGTACTTGGGCGTGATGGCTCGCGTTGTGGTGGAGCTACGGACGCGCCACACAAGGTTGTTGACACTGCTCTCCTGCTCTTGGTCCATCTTCGACGACGCGCTCTTGTGATCCATTGCGGCCCACACTGTAGCGTACAGCGTGTCGCTACCCGTCTTCTCTCCGTAGCTGTTGATGGAGGTGGAAGG